CAGACAAAAACTACAAAGTCACGTTTGAACGCAATTCTTTCTGAATTCGGTTACACTTGCGGAACCAAGCGTGAGTATATTTTTCAGAAGCAATATGAATGGTTCATTAACTACTTCAATATGAAATCTGATCAGATTGAAGTCATTCCTTTTGTTGATGGTATGGTTCTTGTTGGTTGAATTTGTATAGTCCTGAGTATGACTTAAAACTACTCACATATCCTCACTGTTTAACATTTTTTCATGTCTAAAGAGATTGCCCTTGGTCTGCTGAATCTTGCCGGTAATGGTAACGAGATTCTTTCCATTTTGGATGTTATCGAGTCGAGCGATTGCGCTGCTGATGATGGTCGCGGTCAGGATTCTGCATTCATGGATGATGCTTTTGGTGGATGATATGATTCACTGAAGGTAACAACGAAAAGGGGTGATTTTTGCCCCTTTTTTGCACAAATATATAAAGATTATGCTTTTTTTATATTAAAAAAGGTTTTTTAAATGTATTTGTGTTGTTTGTATGGATCGTTGAAAGTATCTACAAAGGTGCCCTGAATACACTGCAAAGTATCTACAAAGGTGCTGCAAAGGTCTTCTGGGGTGGTGATCTTAGCGTGCAGTCTATCACATCCGCGCAAAAATGTCAACGACCCGCTGATAGCAAATCCTGACAGATCATCGCAAAATTGATAGGACTTTCTGATAAATACAACGACCGACATTGACAGTCTAACAGTCTTATCCTATACTGTAAAAGCATCACCAGCGGAGCACCAATCATGTCAGCAGTCTACTCAGAAGCACAGAAGGCGCGGTATCGTATCACCCTGGATCTGGACGTTCTTGGTGATTTTGATCCGCACAATATCAGTTGGGACAAATTGTTTCAGTTGGAAGGTTCGGAACACTGCGAAGCATATGTAGAGGATCTATCTACACCCGACCGCTGGTAATCCGTGGGGTGATTATTACTCACCTCTAAACTGTTCTTATAGTGTAAGCACACGTTTCTGAATGTCCTATCAAGTCACTCAATCATTCTTCAAAGTTGACAAGCGCGGCAATCACAAACTTATCAGTGAAGGCACGGTAATTACCAATGCTGAGTATCTGAAATTGAATGCCATTAAGCGGGCGAAATGTGAGTACGTAGAACCCACAAAACGTCAGGTCCCACTATCACAAGATGAGGCAGATGATCTGGTCTATCTGTATCTGAACGTTGCAGATCTAAATGAGATTCTGACCACGTTTCTGACAGAGTATCCAAAGCGCGTATCTGAGGGTATTGAATGTCAGTTACGTATCATCGCTGGTTGTGACAATACGCGACCCCATGATGGTGGATTGCGTAACCCTGGCAAGGCACTAATGCGTGCAATGATCACACAAGACCCTGCGCGGTTTGTGTGATTTAGCAGTCCTATGTGTGCTTCGGTGGTTGACACTGGGGCACGCATATGTTATGATCAGTTTATGCGTATTTGGCAGTATTTGTGCGGTTCGTTGTTGATGCCCGGCGGGCGTAGCGGTGCCCCGTATATAAAAAAGGTTAACTACCCTAACCTACAGAGGTGACAATTCGACCTTTCAATATCATTCTAAAAAAAATTTTTCGCCATGAAAAAATCACCTTATTGGTCTTTTTGGAAAGTAGTATTTGCTGGGTGGTTAATCAGATATCCAGGTAAATTTATTCGCCCCCTTGGAGTATTAGTTGGGTTTGCAATAGTGCTGATATATAATGCGTTATCAAATTAGGAGATATGACAAAAAATTCCGTAGAAAAAATTCAACCTACAAAGGTTTATCACATCTATGCAAAGGATGAATGTTTATATAATAATCTAAGCGAAAGTCAATTTAATAATAAATGGGAAACCCTCAAAGGAATGGTTGGTTTAATGAAAACTGATTATGAAATTGGGGATTTGTCATATGAGGAGGTAGAGTTAATACGACATACTACAGATGAACATTCATATTGACAAGGTATAGATAGACTGTTAAAATTGAACTGAAAGTTATTTTCAACTATGGCAAAAGGATTTACTGTTAAAGCTGCTGCACCTAAAAAGAAGGAAGCAGATTATGATATTGATGCAATCAAAGCACGAATGAAAGGAAAGACAATTGTATTTTGTCTTCCAGGTCGTGGATGTAGTTTTACATTTCTGAAGAACTTTGTACAACTGTGCTTTGATATGGTACAGAATGGAATGAGTATTCAGATCAGTCAAGATTATTCTTCTATGGTCAACTTTGCACGTTGTAAAGTATTGGGTGCAAATGTTCTTCGTGGTCCTAAGCAAGTACCTTGGGATGGAAAACTTCCATACGATTATCAACTGTGGATTGATAGTGACATTGTGTTTAACACAGAAAAGTTCTGGCAACTGTGCGATCTAGCAGTTCCTGCAGAAGGTGAGGAACGTCCGATCAGTGCTGGATGGTATGCAACAGAAGATGGGCACACAACCTCAGTAGCACACTGGTTAGAAGAAGATGACTTCCGTCGTAATGGTGGTGTGATGAATCATGAGACTGTTGAATCCATCAGTAAGCGTAAGAAACCTTTTACAGTTGACTACACAGGATTTGGATGGGTATTGATCAAGAAGGGTGTATTTGAAGATCTTGAATACCCTTGGTTTGCACCGAAGATGCAAGTATTTGAATCTGGTGCTGTTCAGGACATGTGTGGTGAAGATGTATCATTCTGTCTTGATGCAAAAGAAGAAGGATTTGAAATCTGGTGTGACCCTAAGATTCGTGTGGGTCACGAAAAGACTCGGGTAATTTGACATACACATAAATTGTAAAATCTTTGGAGAATTAAAACATGGCAATGATGAAAGGCGGTAGTTACATTCCTGGAAAACCGAAGAAAACTCGACAAGGAAGTTCTCAACACACGCTTCTCTCGGCAACCTCTCGTAATAAAAAGAAGAAGAAGTATCGCGGTCAAGGTAGATGACCACATTACATTCATTATTTCCTTGTGTAGTATCAGAACATAAACTTAATTTTGACACTGATACTATCAAGGAAGAATGTTATAAAAGAAAACAGTTAGATATTGGTAGATCAAGTCAAAATAAACATCCGACATCTAATGTTGGTGGGTGGCAATCCAATTCATTTTTTAAAGATACTGATTCATTCTTTGGTCCTTTATTACATTCTATTGAAGAACATTGTTTAAATTACATTCATGAGATAGTATCAATACAGAATTGTTTTTTACATAATGCTTGGATTAATATTAATTCAAAAGGAGACTCAAATTTTCCACATGATCATCCTGGATCTATTGTATCAGGAGTTTATTATGTAAGACTACCTGAAAATAGTGGTAGATTAGTATTTCAAAATCCTTCAGGAAAATTAATTTCAACTTATTGGAATATGAAAGGAGGTCCAAATGAATGGAACAGAGCAAATTCTGAAGTATGGTCATTAGACTCAAGTGAAGATACACTTTTAATTTTTCCATCATGGTTAGATCATTTTGTACAACCAAGTGAAAGTGATGAAGATCGAATATCTATTTCGTTCAATGTCTGTGCTAGATAGTAGTAATTGTTAAAATATGTAATGGCAGCACTTATTTGCAATCTTCCTTCAGTCGAAGTTTGGGTAAGAAAAGAATATCTTACTGATCATCAAAGTGGACATGGAGAATTTGTTAAGGGCGTTTGGGTTTCGGCAAAGTCGATACCTGGACGCGCTTTTTATTTTGAGACGTATTTACCAGAATATGCGGCAATGTATGATAAATTGCCAATCAGTGCCTTTGTATCTGCTCCAGAAACACCAGATCCCGACATGGATCTTCCTAATTTACAATTTTGGAATTGTATGGACTATGGTGTAGTATCAGTTCAGAAGCAATTTATTGGTTCAATGGACTATGAACTGTATACAAGAGACTTTGGCATTCAAAAAGGCACGTATATTTGCACTTTAGACAATTATCATCAAGATCCAGATGTAGTTGACTATGCAACAAGCGAAAATCCTGCTGAACATAAGTCATCAAACCTAATTGAATTGGAAAATGGGCAGTATGCACTGTATCCAAACAACAGAATTCGTATTTTTGACAATAGTTTGACTCCAGAAAACCCAAAAATGCCAGATTTTAAGGTTTCAACTCAATTTTATAGTGTTGAAAACGGTTTTGAACGACTTGGAATGGGTCGAGAGGACGAATATTTCTGGAAAACAGCAAAAGAACGCAAAGAAGAAGAAAATAAATAGAAATAAGGGATAGAAACCCCTCTAAAAGTTCTGATTTCGCTGTAAATCAGAGGTTCAAATGGGAAATTCTCCAGTAGATCGAGATCCATCCTATATGAAAACAATGTGGGGCACCGTCAGGCTAGTAACAGACTATCATTGCGAGGACAAAATGACAAATAATCATGATTTTTTAGACAATTTAGCAAATCATCAGCATCAAAGGATGCTTCGTGAGATTGCAAATGATGATAAGACACCAAAAAAACGTGATTATCTTGTCCAAACCGAATTATATGAGGTTGATGGGGAAGTTGACGATAATAATGTCCTCAAAGGGTAATAAATAAGATAGAATTGTAATTTTTTATGCCTGTAGAACGGGTAAGCAAAGGGTTCAAAGATCTAAGTTCATCATTTCAGACTAATCCTCTGTCTAATGATCTTCTTGGAATTAAGAATGAGACTGCTATTGCTCGTTCCATAAGAAATCTTGTATTAACACAACAAGGTGAGAGACCATTTAACTCTATTTTGGGATCAAAGGTCTCAGGATTGTTGTTTGAAAATCTTGATGAGATAACAGGTTCTGCAATACGTGATGAGATCAGAACAACCATCAAAAATTTTGAACCTAGAGTGAATTTGTTGGAGGTCAAGGTATTGCCAGACTATGATGGTTATGAATATAACGTAACTATTCGTTATGAAATTGTTGGCATTGATGTATCAGCACAACAATTAGCATTTGCATTACAACCGACACGATAATGGCATTAGTAAATTTCGCAAATTTAGATTTCGATCAAATTAAAACTTCGATTAAGGATTATCTTAGATCGAATTCAAATTTTACTGATTATGATTTTGAAGGATCTAATCTTTCATCAATAATTGATGTTCTTGCTTACAATACCTATATTACCTCATATAATGCCAATATGGTATCTAATGAGGTATTCATTGATTCCGCCACGCTCAGGGAGAATGTGGTGTCTCTGGCGCGGAATATAGGATATGTACCAAGATCTAAAAAATCTTCAAGAGCAACTGTATCTTTCTTTGTGGATACGTCAACTTTTGCAAATAAACCAACACAAATCACATTAAAGTCTGGTGTTGTATGCACCTCGCGTAATTTTAATAATGAAAATTATTCATTTACGATTCCTGCAGATATTACAGTATCGGTTGCAAATGATATCGCAGAATTTAATAATATTTCAGTTTTTGAAGGAACAAGAGTTAGAGAAAATTTCACAGTAAGTTCTCTTAATAGTAATCAAAGATATATTTTAGGAAATACTGGTATTGATACCAGTACACTTTCAGTTGTAGTAAGACCAACACAAAATTCTTCAGTAATAAGAAATTATAAGTTAGCTGATAGTTTATTTGATGTAAAATCCGATTCCGCAGTGTTCTTTATTCAAGAAACTGCAGATGAGAAGTATGAATTAATATTTGGTGATGGAATATTTGGAAATAAACTACAAGAACCAAATTTTATTGAAGTAAGTTACAATGTTACTAATGGATCCATGGCAAACGGGATCTCTTCTCTGGTTTTCAATGGAACTTTAATAGATCAATCAAATAGAATAATTACTTCTGGAATATCTCTTCTTTCGACAGCAGAACCATCCAGTTTGGGTAGTGATATTGAAAGTGTTGAATCGATTAAGAAATACTCAACACAAATTTTTGCATCAAGAAATAGAGCAGTTACATCTGCAGATTATGAGGCACTTTTGCCAATCGTTTATCCAGAAACAGAATCAGTTTCTGCCTATGGTGGGGAAGAATTAACACCACCCCAATTTGGAAAAGTTTTTATAAGTGTTAAACCATACAATGATAGATATCTTTCAAATCTAACTAAAGATAATATAAAAAGAGAACTTAAAAAATATTCTGTATCTGGAATTAGTCCCGAAATTGTTGATTTAAAATATCTTTACGTCGAAATAGATTCAAAAGTTTACTATAATTCAAATTTAACATCTTCTTCAGATGAAGTAAAAACTATTCTTTCATCTAATATTAATGCATATGCAAATTCTACAGAATTAAATAAATTTGGAGCAAGGTTTAAATATAGTAAATTTTTAAATTTAATCGATAACAGTAACACTGCAATTACTTCAAATATTACAAATATTGTAATGAGAAGAGATATGAAAGCATCATTAAACGCTTTCGCTGAATATGAAATATGTTTTGGTAATCGTTTCCATGTAAAAAATCATGGGCATGGTACTCATGGCGGAAAAATAGGTTACAATATTAAATCTTCAGCATTCTCTGTAAATGGTATTGGTGGATCAGTTTACTTACAAGATGTTCCAAATTCTGGATTGGAAACTGGAATTGTGAATCTTATTAAACTTGTATCGCCAACAGAAGTGAAAATCGTAAAAAGAAACGTTGGTACTATTGATTACATAAAGGGAGAAATAAAGTTATATCCAATTAATATTGTTTCTACTGCCCTCAATAAAGGTGTTCCTATAATTGAAATTTCTGCTTATCCATATTCAAATGATGTCATTGGATTGCAGGATCTTTATTTGCAACTAGATACTAGTAACATGCAGATTGATATGTTAATTGATGGTATATCTTCTGGATCTGATGTTTCTGGAAGTGGTTATGCAGTTTCTTCTAGTTATTCTAATGGATCTCTTGTTCGTGGTCCAATTGTAGTATCCTCGAGCAATAACACGACCATTACTAGTACTGCTAGAACTAGTAATACAACTACTTCCACACCAGCTACTACTACCACTACATCTAGCACATCATATACATCAAGTTCTACTACTTCCACTTCTGGTGGTTCTTCCTACTAAGACAAAGATATTAAGAATATGTCAGAAACTAGAGTTAAAATCCAATCAGTTGTTCAGAATCAATTACCCGATTTTGTAGCAGAAGAATCACCACTTCTGGTTGAATTTTTAAAGCAATATTATATCTCCCAGGAATATACATCTGGAAGTTCTGATATCATTCAGAACATTGATGAATACATAAAACTCGATAATAATTCTAATACTACAGATAGCACCACTCTTTTATTTGACATAACCGGTTTTGATGAGACAATCACTGTTGTTGGTGGTAGTTTTACTGATGGATTCCCTGATAGGTATGGTATCATAAAAATTGATGATGAGATAATAACATACACAAGTAAAACATATAGAACCTTTGAGGGGTGTGTACGGGGTTTCAGTGGCGTTGAATCCTATCATAAGGATAATCACCCCGAAGAACTTGTATTCACGTCTACAGACGCTTCTAGTCACAAAGCAAATGCTACGATTACTAATTTAAGTTCTTTATTTCTAAAAGAATTTCTGACAAAAATTAAAAAACAATTCTTACCTGGTTTTTCTGATCGAAAATTATCTTCTGGATTAAATCAAAATCTTTTTATTAAACAGTCCAAAGATTTTTATACATCTAAAGGAACAGATAGATCTTTTAAAATTCTTTTCAGAGCACTTTATGGTGAGAATGTTGATATAGTAAAACCAAAAGATTATCTATTCAGACCATCTGATGCTGGATATAGAAAAACTAGAGACATAGTTGTTGAAGCAATTTCCGGAGATCCGATTAGTCTCCTGAATAATACTCTTTATCAGGATGAATATGAGGAGTACGGTGTAAAAACTTCTTATGCTTCTATTACTGATGTAGAAAAATTACAAATTAGAGGAAAAATATTTTATCAATTAAGCTTTGATAGTGATTTCAATAAAGATATTACACTTGATGGATCCATTTATGGAGAATTTGTAACACATCCCAAAACTAAAATTATCAATGAAGTTATTCTGGGATCATCTGTGATTGATGTTGATTCTACTGTTGGATTTCCAGAATCTGGTACATTAGTATATTTGGACTCTTCAGGTGATGAGGTCATTCTAACTTATGATGGAAAATCAGTAACTCAATTTTACAATGTAACTGGACTACAATCCAATATTTCACCAAAGACAGATGTTAGATTAAATATTTTTGCTTATGGATTTTCAGGAAATAGTGGAGAAAAAGTTACAGTAAGAATTGGAAATGTTCTTGATGAAATTGAAATATTAAATGATACTTACTATTTTTCTAAAGATGATACTGCAAAAATAAAAACTTTAGGAATTTCAAGAAGAACAGTAAGGAATAGCAATTGGATTGATAATATTGCAAATAATTACTTATCAAAAAGTATAGTTGAGGTAGATTCTGCCAGTTTCATTTATGATTTAGAGTTGCATGTTAGGCATACCTTTAAAGCAGGAGACAAATTTTTAGCAACAGATGATTCTGGTGGATCAACTATTTGTGAAGTTTTAGATATTAAAGATAGTAAAACAATTGTCATACAGTCTGTAAGTCCTCTTGATTTAGATTCAATCTTAGAGATATCTAGATTTATTCGTAAGGTAAATTCTTCAAGATATCCCACTCTAAATGAAAATACTGCAGATGTACAAAATACATATACAAATTATAATGATGATGTTTTAGTTGCATCAAATTCATTACCATTTTATAGAGATCAAGTTTTAGATCCTTATGATAAAAAAATTAATATCTCAGGAAATTTTAATGGTGAATTATTTACGGTAACATCAAATACTGATCATGGATTCTACACAGGCGATAGAATTTACTATTCTCCATTTAGAGAATCAATTCTTGATGTTAACACTGATGAAGAAAATGTTTTCACACAATCTGTAAGTAAATTTGATACTTTGGATGAAGGTCTCTATTATGTTTCTAGAGTTGATTCGACAAGTTTTAAATTAGCAAAAAGTCCATCTAATATTGTAAACAATAAATTTGCTTCTGTATCTGGAATAGTAACTTCCAATACTTTTTCATATTATGATTTTCAAGGAAAAACTTTACAACCACAAAATATTTTTAGAGAAATAAAGAAACCCGTTGATAAAAGCGAAACTCATGAAACGAATCCGGGAAAGGTTGGAATTCTTGTAAATGGTGTAGAAATTTTAAATCATAAGTCATCTGAAAATATATTTTATGGACAAATTGATAATATTGACGTAACATCTTCTGGAACAGGATATGATGTAATTAATCCACCAAGTCTTAGTATAGAAGATTCTTTAGGTGTGGGAGCAACAGGCATTTGTGCTGTTACTGGTTCTTTAGAAAGAATAGAAATAATTGATTCAGGATTTGATTACGTAAATACCCCTACAATCAACATTACCGGAGGAAACGGTAAAAATGCAACAGCAGAAGTAAATATGATTGATATTGATCATATTTCTTCTTTTGTAACTGATGATGCATCAAAATTAAATATTTTTACAAATACAATCGGATTTAGTACTTTCCATAAGTTTAGAGACAATGAGCAAGTAATCTATTTGTCTGATGGTCAAACTGGTGTTGCTGGATTAACAACTGATGCAAAATATTATGTTTCTGTTATTGATGCTCTTAATGTAAAACTTCACAAAACAGAAGGTGATTCTATTTCAGGAATTAATACAATTACTATAACAGATTATGGTATAGGGATTCATAGATTTAAATCTGTTGACAAGAAGAGTATTATTTCCAATATTATTGTAAGTAATTCTGGTGAAGGATATACAAACAAACAAAGAACAACTACAGTATCTGGAATCAATACTGCGGCAGATACTGTCAATATTGATTCCCATGGTTACTCAACAGGTGATGAAGTTAAATATTCTTCCTCAGGATTATCAGTTGAGGGTCTTACTTCTGATGAAAGTTATGTAATTAAAAAGATTGATAATGATTCTTTCAAGATTGCTCAAGTTGGTGTAGGAACTATTGGCAAATCCTTTTATCTAGATTCGGACCAATATATTGATTTAAAATCTGTCGGATCTGGGGTGCATTCATTTAACTATCCCCCCATTGATGTTAAAGTTATTGGAAATATTGGTATTTCCACTTTATCAGGACAAGATTTCTCAGCAAAAATTCAACCAATTTTCAGAGGATCTATTGATTCAGTCCATCTGACTGCAAATGGGTCAGAATATGGTTCAGAAGAAGTAATTAATTACAATAGACAACCCATTTTTGCTCTGAGAAGTGGAAAAAACGCTCAATTATTGGTCATTGTTAATGCTCAAGGACAAATTCAGGAAGTTTTGATTGTAAGAGGTGGTTCTGGATATAATTCGCCACCAAATCTTGTTATAAACGGTAAAGGAAAATACGCTCAATTAGTTCCTATAATTGAAAATGGAGAAATTGTTAAAGTTATAGTCAAAAATGGTGGAGTTGGATATACTTCTGGAACTACAGTAGATGTCATTGCATCTGGTCAAGGTGCTAGGATGTTTGCAGACATTCAAAAGTGGACAGTTAATTTATTCCAAAAGTATTTCAATACCATTAAACCAGATGATGGTGTTGTATCCTTATCTGATAGAAATGATGGTGGGTTACAGTATTGTCATTTATTTGCACCAAGAAAGTTAAGACAATCTTTAACAGCAAAATCCGCAGATAACACTAATGATATTCCTGATTTAGTTTTAAAATCTATAGATGACTCAAATCTATTTGGAGTTGGGGATTTAAAACTTGCCAATAGTGAAGAAGTTCCTTCATCTGATCACTCTCCAATTATTGGATGGGCATATGATGGCAATCCAATTTATGGTCCATATGGATATACTACACCGAAAGGTGGAACTGCTAGGTCTATGCAATCTGGATATGAACCTGTTTCTAAACCAAATAGACCCAATTTAACTAATTTTCCACAAGGATTTTTTATTGAAGATTATGAATTTAAAGGATCCGGAGATCTTGATAAGCATAATGGAAGATTTTGTGTAACACCAGACTATCCAAATGGGGTATATGCTTACTTTGCAACGATTAATTCTGGATTAGTTGATACAGATGGTCCTTTCAGAGGATTTAAAAGACCTGTATTTCCATATCTTATTGGAAATAGTTTTAAATCTGAACCAAATAGTTTTAACTTCAAGTCTAGCGCAAATCAGAAAGATTATAAGTTAGATAAATTTGAATGGCTTAGAAATACTTCAAACTATGAGTTAAAAGGTGCCAATAGTTCTTATGAATATGTTTATAATCCAACGGAATTTGAAGATCAAACAGTAAATATTGATAATATTAGAACAGGTGGTGTTGACTCTATCGGAATACTTACTGGTGGTAATAATTATAGACCTTTGGATTCAATTATATTTGATAATGGTGGATCTGGTGGTGAAAATGCATTTGCAAGAGTATCAAGGGTATTTGGAAAATCAGTAAACACTATTAGTGTTGGAACAACTTCATTTGTAAATGTTGAGTTTGCAAACATTAATAATTCAGGTAAAGTAATTGGATTTACAACACTTCCACATAAATTTAATAATTTTGATATTGCTAATATTTCAGGATTAAATACATCATTCTCCAAAATAGAAGGATCATATAATCTTGGAATACGAACTGATAATTTTATCACCACTTTAGGGATTAATTCAGTTTCTGTAACCGGTTTAACGACATATTTTTATATTTCCGGTTCATTAGAATTTCCAAATATCAAAGAAAATGATATTTTAGGAATCGGAACTCAAGAAAAAATTAAAGTATTGAATATTGATAAGAAATCTAAAAGAATCCGTGTTTTAAGGCAATACAATTCAACTGTTGGATTAGCATATTCAGCATCGACGGTTTTATATGAAGATCCAAGAAAATTTGTAGTAAATACTGGATTTAAAACAGATTATTCTTTCCAGTTAAACAGAGAATTATATTTTGATCCAACAGAGGCAGTTGGTGTTGGAACTGGAACTGGAGTGGGTATTGGTACGACAATTTCTTTCTCGTTACCAGGAATTGGAGCAACACAAGTATTTGTTCCCACTCAATCGATCTATATCCCTGAGCACAATGTTAGAACTGGTGACAAAATTAAATATTCTACTCATGGTGGATCTGAAATAACAGTATCTAATGGAAATATAAATTTTGCTCTCCCACAGACACAAAATTTATATGCAACTGCATTGGACAATAATCGTATTGGAATTTCAACAGTCAAAGTTGGTCTAGGAACTAATGGAGAATATGTTGGTATTGGAACTGGAAATGCTGCAGGACTTCTTTTCTTTAGAGATTTTGGATCTGGAAACAATCATAGTTTTACAACCTTAAATTCTTCTATTGTCGGAGAACTTTCTAAAAATGTTGTAACTGTATCAACATCTTCTACACATGGATTAAGAAGTGGCAATAATATTAGATTGACAAATATTCCAACAGATGAGCAAGAAGTTATTGTAAAATATAATGATTCAAATAGAAGATGCACTTTTGGTGAGATAACTTTCACTGCTTCCGATGTAAATCTTTTTGAAGACTCTATTTTCATAGAAAATCATGGTTTAGTTAAGGGTGAAAAAGTCATTTATGCATCTGCCACTCCAGTTGGTGGTTTAATTAGTGATGAAATGTACTATGTTGACGTATATACGAAAGATAAAATTAAACTTTGTGCAACAAAAGGTGATTTATATTTAAGTATTCCAAATCATGTGAATATAACTTCTGCTTCTGGTGGAACGTTATCATTAGTTAATCCAAATTTAAAAGTTTACAAAAATAAAACAATTAAGTTTAATTTATCAGATTCTTCATTATCTTCATCTAGTGGAAATACTAATTATCCTGCATTTGAACTTAATTTTTATAGAGATATTAATTATCTACACAAGTTTGATGGAACTGGAAAAACAAGATTTTTTGAAGTTATAAAATCTGATGGAAAAGTTGGTGTAGATACATCTGCAAGTACAACTTTACAGATTAATGATGATTTTGATAACACTTTGTTCTATAAATTAGATAATGTTAATGAAGATCTTATTTCTTCAGTAAAGAAGGAAATACTAATTGATACTGATGTTCATTCTGCAAATAAAATAACATTAACTGATAGTCGGTATAGTGG